TAGAAACTCTTTATAAACTTTCCTTTGTAAAGTAATATCTTCTTCTAAATCAGATTTAGTAATCTTAGTATATTCTAAGTTCTTGGTTTTAGACTCAATGAAATCTTTTTCAGGAATACCGTTCTTTAAAGCTAACAGGTACTCTTTCTGATTGTCATTCAATTGGTTTAAAAATCTTAAACTTCTTTCTTCAAGCTCTGAATTAAGAGTTTCAAAAAGGGCTTCATATGCACCCTCTTCGTCATTCTCTTCCATAGCCTTTTCAAATTTTTCTTTGTCAAAGGAGGAAATAACACCCTTTTCATGCAGGGCAGAAGCAAAGCTAACTATTGGAGAAGTTGTGCTATCAGATTGGGTATTATTATTCGCTCCTCCTTTGTCCAAAGTTTCGTTACCCTCATCATCACTGGAGTCTTCTCCTTCCACGTTGTCAGCTGCTGTATTTATAGCTGTTATATCTATTAAATCTTCTTCTTTATCTTCGTTTTCTTTTTTAGTAGTTTCAGGCTCTTCTTCTTTCTTAGTATTAGCCTTTTCTCCCTTGTTAAGTAGATTCAAGTCTACTGCTGTTTCCTCTAGCTCTCCCAAACTATCGAAACTGAAGTTGTTAAACATTTCGTCTTTTTCTTCTGCCATTTTACTTTAATTTAATAAATTATACAAATATACTTACTTATGTGTTATTTATGCTAACCTTTTATGATTTAATTTAACCCTTTTGTTAATTTTTTATAGCTTATTGTTTTTTACTGTTCCTTGCTTTTTGCTTTTCTATAGCCAATTTATTTGCAAGCTCTTTCTCTTTAAGCTTAATTTGCTTATCTTGCATATACTCTTGGTTTTTATTCTGAACCTTAACCTGTTCAAGTTTCATAGCCTCTATCTCCTTTTGAGATTTAAGCTTTTCCCTTTCTAAGTTAAGCTTATCGTTATTCTCTTTATCTTTTTGCTGAATCTTTAAAAGACTCTCTCTTTCTTTACTGAAAAGCTCCTGCTCTTTAAGAGCCATATTTCCTATCTCTATAGGGTCAGGAACTCCGTTATTATTTTGGTCTAGTTCTTTTTGACGCATGTAAGAATTAATCTCTGCAATCCTAATCTTGGTCATATTGTCAGAGTCTATCTTATAACGGTCTAGCTCTATCTTAGCCTGCTCAAGCTGCATTCTTAACTGCTCTGCCTCTTGCATAGCTTGTATCTTTTGTTGCTCAACTTGCTGCTGTTGCTCAAACTGCTCTTGCCTTTGTTTCTCTTTTTTATTTTCAGCAGACTCTATTTTACGAGCTATTGCAGATATGCTTTCACTTGTGTATATATCTATAAGCTGTTTAAAGTTAATTTTATCGTTTTGTAAACCTGCATGAGCTAATTGTTTTAAAGCTTGCTCTATCTCCATGTTATTACCACTGTTAGTAACATGAACATCATAATCTGCTTCATTAAACAGTTCTGAATCTACAGTTAACATTTGTATAGATAAATCGTCTAAAACATATTGTAGTTTCTTATTACCACCCTTCCAAGCAGCTTTAGCTGTCTCTAAAAGCGTTCTAAGTACCCTTAGCTTAGTGTTATCATGTATAAAGAATAAAGGCTCTGTAATGTGGCTAGATTGAGTTACAGACCTTTCTACGTTCCCTACAAGTTCTGAGGCTGATACAGCACCTTCTCTTTGAGGAGTTACACCTGCTATCTTACCCATTTGCTCTTCAATAAGCCTTAACATTTCCATGGTATAGCGTATATATCCCCCCATATCACCGTCAAGAACTTTGCCTGTAGTGTTAAATGAGCCTGCTATTTTCCCTGTTGCAGCACCTTTCTTACCCTCATTAAAAGGGTCTACAGGAGCCCAACCCATAACTTCAGCATAATACAACCACTGCTCCATAGTCCAATCTTCTGGGACTTTAGATATGTCAAGTTCGTATATAGGTCCTTTGTATTTTGCAAAAGCAAGCTCAGACCTGTACATAAAAACATTATACAGATATTGATAGGGTTTCATTCTATCCATCAAAGACTTGCTTTTATTTGTATTAGTATTGTAAACAGTACCTACGTACCCAGAATAGCACTGTGAAAGGTTCCCCATACTTCTTAATTGTACAGGTCTAGGTTGCATTTTTACATAAATGTCTTTCCCTATTTTAGTACCTTCCCACCATTCATTAACCCAAAGAGCTTTAACCCACTCTCCTAAGTCTTTATTAGCTTTATAGTTTTCATCCACTATATCAATTTGTTCGTCTCCGAACTCATCAAAGTAATGCAATTCAAATAACTTTCTTCTAGACTTCCACACTACCCTAACTACTCTTATGTTCCCATAAGCGTCATAAAACTCCCCTACACGGTTCTGTCCTATTTGTAGTATGTCAATTTCCCCGCCTAAGTTTTCTCCTAGGGACATATTAGGTTCTCTTCCATAATTTAGTAAGCCGCCTGAGTTAGAGCCCCCTTCATTTAAAAGGCCAGTTTCTAACCTATTTATATCATTAGGCTTTAGGTACTCGTAATACGTGTCAATGATTTGACCTGCTGACATATAGCAGTCTTCTATAATAATGTCGCTGTCTTCTATGTAGGGGGAGTCCCCTGAGCCTATAGTATATAGGTTTAAAGGGTTTACTCTTCTTAAGGTAGGTTCCCCAGCAACAATGTCTATACAGTATATTTCTTCCCCAACTAACAAGGCATCTTTAAAACCTTCATTAAACTTAGTTTTTAAATCTAAGGTTTTCCAAAGGTAAGATAATATTCTTGTTGCAAGTATCTCCCTATCATCCTGATAGTTAGTATTAATGTCAATTAACTCTGCTATGGCAGCTTCTATTTGCTTATCGTCTTGCCCTTCTTGCTTTAAACTTTCAGATACATTTTGTATAAGGGTTTGCAGTATAGCATCTTTTTTAGCCTTTTCCTTTCTAGAAATAGCATCATCATTCCCTACTGTTACACGCCATTCAAACTTACGCTTAAGCTCTTCCCCTAACAGTAATTGTATTTTAGGGTTTGCTAAAGGGTAATTCTGCATCTTAGCAGGGGATTCAAAACTCCCCAGCTTAAAAGGGTTACATACTTTCCTAACATCATTTTCATCCAGTATGTCGTCAAATAGGTTATAGTTGGTTTGTTTGTTTCTTACAGATTCTCTAACTTTTTCATCTTGATAATTTACAAGGTCGTCAGCTGCGTCTATACAGCTTTTTAAAAAGTCTTCCCCCTTTTGAGAGGTTGCTCTTTTCTGAGAAGGAAACTTATTTAAGTTTGATAAATTAAACATAAGATGTAAATATAATGTATTTTTCAGTTAATGTTTCACTTTTTTAAACAAATTGTTATAAAAAATTTTAATCTTTATAGCCTAATATATTATTAGGTTTATACAGCTTTGACCAAAAGGGGTCGTGAGCTTTAGTCTTTATGCTTTCCTTTTGATTATTTTCTATTATCCTGTATATGTCTTCTTTCAATATTAAAAGCATCCCTAATGCTGAAACCCTATCCGCATTCAAATCTGCATTCCAGTATATTAACTCTTTCAATAAAGGTATTGATGGTATAGTATGCGTGTTTGTAACACCCTCTGTTTTTAAGTAAGCCTGTTCATGCATATAGGTTTTAATAAGCTCCCTTGCATACTTGTTAACTTCTTTTGTAGCTTGAGTACCTTTAGCATTGTTCCCTGAACCGTAAACTGTTTTAATAACTTGTACGTCTTTTAGTATTCTTGGGGTATCGCATAAAAGGTGTAAACTATTCTTATGCTCAAAGTGTGTAAAAAGCCCCTTTTTGTTGTTCTCGTAATTGGCTATAGCATTATAGTAAATTAATAGACGTCTTACATTCTCGTAATATTCTTTAGCTGTTTTAGGACGGCCTGTATACTCTGCAACAATTCTATTGGTCAAAGTATTCATTATAAAGGTTGAGCCTAAAGAGTCTGTTGTAGAGGCGTCATCATCATACGGGTCAATACCTCCTATGTAAACACCCCTCCTTGCCCCAGGTACGGGGGTTTCAAATATTTGAATAACACCCTCTATATCCATATTCCTGCTGTCTACAGGGAAGTCTAATATAGGGTAATTGTCGCTGTGTTTTAAAGTTACTGTACCATCTGACCCTAAAACTAAGTTTGCGTTAATGTAAGAGTCTGTAATACTTTTAGTTGTTTCAAGTTCTGATAATCTTTCTTGTGCTAATGCAACTGGGAATATAGAAGAGTTAGTTCTAAGAAAGGCCTCTTCAGGAGTCATAGGGTACTGCGTTATAGCATCAGTATAAGCCTTTTGATTACCCCTTTTACTATTCCTAAACTCAAATACCGACTTCTCCCCATAGACTTCGTTAGAGTTACCGTCTGCATCTACCAATGGTATTACCTTCCCTGTTTCCTTTTCATAATAAACCCCGAACCTTTGTCTGGATGCTGGTATAAACCAACCGCTTTTAGTACCTAATTTACTCTTATCCCATATATTGTCTAAAGCTAATAGGTTAAACTTTTCAGGGTTATAAAACATTTCTGCAAAAGAAACTGTACCACCCCCCATGTCTCCACCCGTTTGTCTTGTAATAAAACCGTTTGATATGTAATTATGATTTGGGCCGCAGTTTAAATTATAGACTTCTTTTTCTCCAATGTATTCTACATTTTTAACAGTAGTGTATCTTAGGTCTTCTAGTAGTTCAGAATTAAAATAACCTTCTTTATTATTTAAAGGGTTAATTTCAAATAAATATTTAGTAATTTTATATTTACTATTTTTTATATATTGTAAATTGTTTCTTTTTTTGGCTATTAATAAATGAATGTTATCTTTAAATATTTGCAAATCTTGCTGTTGATTAATATAAAGTCTATAAATAAAATCCTGCTGTCCTGCATATTCTTCAGAAGGTGCTTGATTTCTATTTTCTTTTAAAATAGCACAATGTATACCAAATTTATGCAATTGGTGTTTTACTTCGTAAAGTAATTCTTTTACAATAGAGGTTAAAACTACCCTAACAATATTCTTGTTTTTATTATAATAAACATTGCCGTTAGCATCAAAATAACCTGCTAAAAGTTCGGCCAAGGACTCTTTATCAAAAGTATGAATATCTTTGGGTAATTTTTTGTCGAACTTAACTTGTCCAAGCATTCCATGATAGGATAAATGCTTTTTCATAAAAGGTAAGCTCAATTGGTAATAATCTTGCTTATCATCTACTTGATAATGCTTAGTGTATTTTAATTTTCCGTGTTTATTTTCTAAATAATTTAATATTTCAGAGTCTGAACAAGACAATGTAGGAGTATTGTTAACTGAATAATTTCCATTGCCTATCATCATTCCCAGCTCTCTAGCGTAAGAAATATTTACACTTCCAAACTTATCTATTTTAGAAGGTAGTAAAATTTGGTCATTTATTTTAATTTCTTTAGCTTCTTGATAAATAGCTCTTTTGATAGTCTTATTCCCTTTATATTTACAAAACTGTCTTCTTGTTATTAATAAAGGGTGGTCGTCAGAGCATTCTATAATATCACCATTAGCTAAAGTTATTCTGTAACATTCTTTTTTAGCTGGCGGCTTAAACCAATTTATAGTCTGTTCTATGACCTTGTTTCCATTATAACCTAATAACCCGTCAGACTTTACTAAGTCTTCTATATTAATAAGCTTGCCTTCTTTTGTCCAAACTTTTGTTCCTGCACAAACACATCCGTATATTAAAGGTAAGCCGATTGTGTCATCACCGTCCTTCCAGCACGGTTCTGAAATATTATAAGATTCTATAATGTTTGGAAATACACCCGCTTCCTCGAACAGAAACAAAGATGCTGATTTACCTACAGAGGCAAAGGGATTGTCCTTGAATGTTAAGGTTTCAATTTCTGACATATAACCTTTCCACACCTCTACTCCGTCTATAGTTTCTTTATAACGAGCTTTAACAAAATCTCTTGTATCTGGGTTTCGTTGTTTTCTCCACTCTGTATTTCCATCTAAAAAATTAAGATTATCCAGAACCATACTCATAGTATTTCCAGAATATTTAGAAGTGTATGCGGATATAATGGATTTAGAATCTTTAAAGAAGTTATACTCATAAGTAACCAAAGCTGCGTTCTTATAAGAAAACCCTGTACGCCTTGGTTTTGTCAATATCAATCCTTTTTTCTCTAATCTTGCACGTTCTAGCAAGTGAAAGTACTCATAATCTACATCTGTAAATCTTGGGGCTATTTTCTTTTTACGCCCTGTCTTTTCATCTTTAGCAAGAATTTGACAGTAGTTTAAGTAAAAGTAATGGGCCCCTGTTATACGAATACCGTTATAGGTGTAACCTTCTATGCAACGCCTGTGCTCTTCCTTCCAAAATTCCTTATAGTCATTTGTGTGGCTTTTGAAGTTACAGTATACTCCGTCCTTTTCAAATTTTAACGCAAGTTCCCTAAATCTATCCGTTTCTGTAAAAGGCATTATTTATTCTTTTTTAAAGTCTTTAAGAACTTTATTATTTCATCACCTATGTAACTTTGTAAATAGGTTTGGGCTTCGTGATTGTTTGCATCTAAAGCTACCCCAAAATAATCCAGTATATACCAAGACATGTGTAAAGCTTCATGGTATATTGTATTAACTTTACAGTTAGGTGTTAGGATTATAGAGAAGACCTTAATGCTTTCCTTTTCATTTTCTAAAATCAATGCCTCGCCTTCAGCGTCATGTAAGTTAGATAAGTCTATTTTAAATTCATCCTCTAAACTCTTACAAATGTCTTTTATGTTTGTATTAAGGAGTATATAAATAGAGGCAGGGTATACATGCAACGGTATTCTATGAACCGTATATTTCTTCTTTATCTTCCTAAAAACGTCCATGCCTTTATTTATATTAGTCTTCAAACAATGCTGCTACTTTATTGCCCCTTATTTTACTGTTCTTGCTCTCTTTCTGTTTTTTAACAACATCTTCAAGCTTTTGCGAAGCGGTTAATATTTTCTCCATATCTATCCCTACTTTAGTAAGGACTGTTACGTTATTTATATCTATTTTAGTATTGTTTATGAATCTGGCCATTTCATCAATCTTGTTCTTCCAAGACGTTAACAGCCTCATCTCTGGTGTTTCTGTAAGCTCTTTGTATTTAACTATAGCTGCTATAAGAATATCAGACATTTTATACTTACTGTCCCCCATAAGGTCTTTGTTTATGGTTGACGTTTTAAGCTCCCCAGTTAAATTATTGTAAGGGGAGGAAAAATCACATACATGATACATGTAGGTGAATAATAGTATAGCATCCTCCTTAGATTTTGTTTTATCACTATCCCAAAGCTTTTTGAACTCTGGGATAGTTAAAACTTCACTATTAATAATTACTTGATTATTTTTTAAATCTAAAAGCATATTAGTCGTTTACTATAGCAACTACATCTGATTCCCTAAAAAGCAAATACCTCTTATTCTTGTAGTTAATGTTAATGGGTCGGCTACTGCCATGTAAAAATACCTTATCCCCTTTCTTAATCTCTTTAACCATATTGCCAACAGCCAATACTAAAGATGGTGCTGACTCTATAATGTCTGTGTCTTTGTTTAAAATAATCCCAGACTCTGTCTTACGTTCCCCTGGGTATTCTACACAAACTAAGTTATGTATAACCTTAATGTTTAGTGTAAGGTCTGATTTCTGTTTTTCGTAATACTCAGCCATCTTCTTTTGGTCTTCAGCCCATTTCTCAGGGTTTATGTCTACAGCTTCACTCCTTTTGTTAAATTCGTTCAATGAATGTTTCTCGTTTAAATAACCCATAGTTACTCTGCTTTTGTGTTTTCTTTTGTTAAACCTAGTTCTTTATCGTTTTCAAGCTTCTCTGCCTCATATTCTTTTATAATTTCATCAAGCTGTTCTCGAACTACACGTTTATTGTAATTCCCTAAAGAAGTATTATACACCCCTTTTCTTAAGTCGTTATAGTTAATAGATGCCCAAAACAAACGACCTTTTTTATGTATCTTCTCTAAAGTCTGTATCATCTCCCGCCTAAGTTTGTAGTCTATGAAAGGTTCATTGTCAAACCTTTGATTAACTATAGACTTGTGCAATGTTGTAGTGTACCCGTTAGTGGTAACTATTTCTATACCGTTTGCAGTCTCTTTAACTGAAACTATATTCTTTGAAAAATTAGGTAATACGTTTTCTTTATCTATGTTAGTGTTCATTTTCTAAAAATGATGTTTGAATTTTACAAAGCTCTTCAAATCCTATGTTTATGAAGTAAGGGTCTTTTTGACCAAACTCCTCTATACAGCATAATGACTCTATGCCCATCTCTTTAAAGCCTACTTCATAACGACCTTCGACCTGTTCTATAGATGCCAAAGATGTTAGGGGAATCTGCCTTTTAACTTTATGTAAAGTGTAATTGTTGCTGTTGAATGACAGCTCTTCTTCTTCAGACAGTTCCCTCTTGGGTTCCAGCCATATCCTGTAAAATTTCAATGTTTTCATTGTTTAACTTCTCCCTTTTTGTTATATCATCATCTTTTAGTAATTTAGCTTTCTTCAAATCTGAACACTTATTTAACCATTCTAGCCTAGTCTTTTTAGCTACAAACTTCCCTAAGTTCGGAAGTATTATGCTTTTAAAAGTTTCGTGCTTCCCTTTTTCTGCGTTGCTATACATTTGATACGTCAACCCAAACTGACTGTTTACTATCGCCTCTATTACTTCTATTGGAAGCATGTTCCTCAAAGATAAATCGTTTAGTAGTATGAACAGCTTCTTGTCCATCGTTTACATTAATTTTTAAAATGTTGTTATCTTGTTTTATCAATAAGTCTATCTCATAGTTTATGTCACGCTTGTCTTTAAAAAAGTTTAGTTTCTCTTTTAAAGATTCAAACTTATCCATAATCATGTCAATATCCTTGCTTTCGTATATTAGCTCAATCATATTTGTGGTATTAAAATCCCCATTGCTTTATACGTCTCCCCTTCATGCCCAGTTAATATACTTTCATTAACCTTTATAACCTGAAGCCTAGATACGTTATGCAAAACCCATTTAGTCTTGCTGAATGTATTTATAGTATTTACATCTGTATTAGTCTCTGCTTTCAATGTCCCTAAAGCAGTGTCGTTAAGGGGAAGGTAAGTTACAGTGAACCTATCTGAGCCTGTAGGCTCTGCATATAAAAACACGAGCCTCTTATAGTCGTAGTCATAGTGCGGATTGCTTATGTATATAAACAAGTTCCCTTTCTCCATAGACTGCCCAGACCTGTCTGTAAACTCATTATTATCATTACAATCAGTCATGCTTTGCTATTTTAAATTTAAACGTAAGGTTAAACTCTTTCATATGATTAGGTAAAATCCCTTGTAAATGTTTAGCAAGCTGATTATTAACTATAACCCCTTTATGCCTTAACCTTGTAAGGTTATTGTTAAACGCATCTATACTTATCCCTATAGACTTGCTTAATGCAACCCTGTTGTCATAATCAAATATAACTCTCCACCTAATATCTTTATCCTTAACATCTTGATGCTTATAATTACTGTAAAGCAACTCTGCTAATGTATCCTGTTCTCTTTCCCTAAGTTTTAACAAAGGGTTAATCAAACGTACATACTCCCTGTAAAATTCATATACACCTGCACTGTTTATTGAAACTGTAGCTTCTCCCATTATGTATAATGTAAATTGTTTTTGAAAAATAAAAAAAAATGCCCTTGATTTCGCCTTTATATTTTTTAGGCTAAATCTTCTAAACTAACACCTGCTTTCCCTCATACTGTCTGACGTTCAAGGACCTTTTATCCCCCTATCCCGTTTTACCCCAAGC